AATGTGTGTGCTTTTGCATCCTGTCTATTCGTAGGCTGACCAGCTTCACTAATAACTTTAGCGGTGTATGCGTGTACATCAAATCCAGTAGATACTTCTTCAATTGCAACCTCGTCTTGTGATAAGTAAGCGGCAGTACGGAACTCAAGCTGTGCAAAGTCAGCTTCCATTACCTTACCACCATCGAATCGTGACACAAATACTTTCTTCACAGGAAACGTGCCGCCACGTGGCATGTTCTGCATATTAGGATCAGCACCAGAGAACCTACCAGTAGCAGTGCGATGTTGTAATAACCTCACATGCAGTAGTCCATCCTGCTTAGTATGTAGACTGATGCCATCAACAAAGGATGATAGGTAGGTGTCTACAGCAGACAGTCTACGTACCTTAGACAAGAAGTCTACTGCATCAGTCATACCCTTAGATTTAGCACCAGCCTCAAGCAACTCTAGGTTCTGCTTACTAGTAGAAAAACCATTAGCACTTGCCCACTTAGATGAAGGGGGTTTAAACTTTAATCCAGCCACGTCTTTATCAGATACAAGAGTATAGCCAGCCCCACTACAGTGTGGACATTTATTTGTGTTAGCAAAGGGTACTCCATTTTTCTTAACCTTTCTTATCTGTCCACTACCATTACACTCACGGCATTGATTTGCTTTGGTCTTATACACACGCTCAGTACCGCCAGCAATCAAGCTGCGAAAGTCTGCGTCATCCATGTATGGATCAATAGCATTACCCCAATATTGTTTATCTATAACCTTACGGCTGTAGATCACCCAAGATAATTGCTCCGGGCTATTTAAATTGATAGGTGTATCACCCATCAACTTACGCACGTGAGACTGTAGGTCAGCAGTAAGCTGACGTTTCTCTTGCTCAAACTCACTGCGCACTTCCTCTAGCTTGGTACGATCAACTGCAAAGCCTGTCTGATATATCTTAGTCAAGCATTTAGCTACACGATTAGTCAGCCTTGCAGTAGACAGAAGACCACCATCTGCTTCCGTATTAAGTCTATACCACAGCCTATCTGCAAGCTGTTGTGTAGCATGTAGGTCAGCAGACAGGTACTCACATAATTCATCAATAGGAATATCTCTTGTGCTATAGCCTTTCTTGAAATACTCTTTCAAGGTATCCTGTTTCTTAGTGGCTAGATCATATCTATTTGCACAAGCCTCTAGTGACAGAGGTTCTTTGATCCCTCTCTGAAGCACGTAGTCTACAAGCATCGTATCAAACACAGCACCATCATACTTAAACCCTGACTCCCATAGCCATAGCAGATCATGTGCTACGTTGTGACATATGAGTACAGTAGCATTGTCAAGATACCATTGCACCCGATCAAAGTAATTGTGCTTACTAAGATGTTCTTCATGGTCAAATGGGAAGTGCTGCTCAACACCTTGGTCAGTCAGTACACCCACCATAGTAAGTGAGTTCTCTGGCTCAAAGGGGTCTAGGTGCATCTTACCACCACGATGCGTTACAGTATTCTCTACATCTAATGTTAGCTTCATCCTTCGTACCTCGCTGTCAAATAGTTTAGGTCAACATTAACCATACCATGCCAACCATTCAACTTGTTCTTAACAATGTTAATATGTCGCAGTGGACTGTCTTCTTCCTGTCCTTCTACGCTAGGTGACTTACCAATCAGGATCATCAGGTCAGCTTCAGCAGCCTTGCCTGTACGTGAACCTTCCATCATAGACTGATTAAGTTGTGACCTACCCTCTGCTTCTGCTGATAGCTGTGACATATAGAACACAGCGCAGTTATAGGTCTTGGCTATCTGTCTTGCGTATATAGCACAAGCCTTGAGTGCTTCATCAGGTCTGGCATAGTTACCTGCTACACCAAACTTATCACCCATATCTAGTACTAATATGTCTGGGTTCTCCGACTTACATACCGACTCAACCCAAGCCATGTCTCTACCACCAGCATCTTTAATCTTGATGTTCTTCATCACTGGCTCGTACATAAGTTTAGCCTTGCTCATGTTCTCCTTGACTTCACGTGCAGACATACCTGCAGCAGCAGTCAAGTACCTAGCACCCACACGATGGGTAGGCTCCTCGTTACACAAGACAATACACTTAGCACCTTGATGGGCAAATCCATTCGGTGCAGCAATCAAGCTGGCATGGAAAGATGTTTTACCTGTATTAGGTCTAGCACCTACCTCAATAAGCTGACCATCACTAACGCCCTCTATCTTACGTGTTACTGATGGTATGTTAAATGTCCACTTAGCTTCAAGTTCAGCCTTTGCCATGAGTGTTTCGATAGTAATATCGTCCCACTCAATATTCAAGTTAGGTATGAAGTCATCACCATACTGTTCAAGTAAATTACGCAGCTTCTCTAGTGTAGCTGCATCACCATTGACCATATCAAATCCAATGTTAGCTACGTCTTCTCCTATGACTTGCTGAAATAGCTTAGACAATACCTCTTGTGCTATGTCACTGCCCAGTGGTTGCTCTCGCTTTATCTGCCCAAACAAACTAGCGTATGATGCTTTCTGTGCTGTAGTCAAGGTAGGATTATCGGACATGAACAGTGCCTCAATCTCATCAGGCAACACAGAACGCTCGTACCTATCCATAGCTGTATCAATAGCTTTCTTAATCTTACGGACATCTGCACTAAACAATCTGTCGGGACACTTGGAACCACGATGGTCATCGTAGAACGCCTTGTCCATTAAACTTCTAATCAGTGATAATTCCATTTAACTTCTCCATATCTGTCGGGTTACGATATTTCAAATCATCTTTCAGTCTAAGGACACGAACATCGTTTACATGTCCTCTCAGTTCTTTTGCAATCTGCAATGTCTTCGGTAGCGCATCGGGGTCTAACGCTATTACTGCTGTCGAGAACTGCGTGAGATACTCTTTATGCGATTCTTGTAGAGATGTACCAAGTATCGCAACCCCGACAAATTTACCGTAACCAACAACGGCGGCACTCACGCAGTCCTCAACAACTATTGCGACTTTACCACAACCATGAGTAAAAGGCAAGCCACTTTTTCCATATCTTTTCCATTTAGGTAGACGATGACCAGACAGAGACCTGCCAATAGCATCCACTATCTTACCTTCATACGTAATAGGAAACACTACACGGCTTTCCTTTACGTCATACAACAAACCAAGTTTGTCTATGTCTAATCCCCATGTATCACACCACCTATTCATGTGCAGATTATCTTTATGTGGTACAATGTACGTAGGTAAATCAAATGGTGTAGCTTCTGCAAAGTCTCTCGCATTACCACCCATACCTGCACGTATATCATCTGCAGAAAGATGGACACGAGTACCACCTTTCACACCACAAGACATACGAAAACAATTCCATACTAAACTACCCATGTTATTAGTTACAGTAAATGTACGTTGTCCACAGTTAGGACAAGACATTCTCTTAGTATGTCCATTAGGTATGTCTAATTCTTTAACTATATTATATATATTCATTATATATCACTTTCCTTTGCGGCAGTTAATTGCTTTTACCATATGATTTACGTACTGTCAAGGCATTATTTGCACTGGCATACGTATTTTTCATGTATGGCTTAACTGATTGTGGATTACTGTGTCCTGTAACCGACATGATTTGTCCCATAGGAACACCAGCTTCAACCATTTGTGTTGTACCAGTTCTCCGTAAGTCCATCAGTCTTAATTCATCAGACAGCCCAGCTTCGCGCATGACAGCCCTTCCAGCTTTGGATAGTCTCTCCATACTGTAAGGATGGTACTGCCCCTGTACGGGCGTTGTACGAGGAACAACGTACCTTTGAAAGCCAAAGTCTTGCTCTTGCTGTACAAGCATAGAGTGAAGGTCATCCTCTATAGGTAAAGTCACCTCTGCCCTACGCTTAGATTGCTCAAGATACAGCTTTTTTTCTTCCAAATCTATGTTATCCCACTCCAACAAACGCATATCACCTAGCCTCTGACACCATTCGTAGGCCATGTGTACTATCAATCCGATACTACGCCACTGAAACTCGCCATAGGCAGTGTCAAGAAATTGACGCACATCATCCTCTGTCCATACAACCTTGCGTTGTGGTGGTGTCTTGCGTCTGATGTTAGCAAATGGATTGACGTGTGTATATTCCATTTCGATAGCGTAACGAAACAGGATAGATGACACTGTGCATACGTGGTTGGCGAGACTGATACCTCGCTCAACCCACCTTTCATATGCGTGTTTGGCTTGTTTACTTGTGAGTTCACAAAAATTCACAGAGCCAAAATCCTCTATCATAATGCTAAGACAGTACTTATAATCTTTCTTAGTTCTGCTTCGTAACATCTTGAAATCATTGGAATTATAGTACTTATCCACAAGATGTTTTACTGTGTTCATTTACGTGGTTTCCTTTTCAGTTTTGTTTTCTTTTTACTGGGTTGCCATAGCGTTGTCACACGTGCTGGTATATGCACTGATGTGGGAAAAGATGAGGTAGAAAACCTGACCTTTCTTGTATTTGATGTATTTACATTTTTCATAGACCAGTCTCCTTTCTATATTTAAGAAGCATACTGTCTCTTTTGTCTGCGAGGTCAGTCCAAAATTGCTTCTCAATTTCCTTGCCAACATATTCAAGGTCAGTCCATTCTTCTAACCCCTCACGCCAATCTGTTTCATCATAAGGTGTCCACTCATCAGACCTATCCCTATTAATCTCAGCAAGTATCTCACTGAGAGTCCAGTAAGATACCTTGCACTTATTGTTGTGATCTATAATAATGTAACGTGTCATGCTGCAATCAATTCTTTGAACTGCTTGCTCTCAATCCACTGCGACACCTTGCTCTCACGTTGGAACATGGACACAGCATTGGTGTCCTTGCCAGTTTTACGCAAGGCAAATCCATTACGATCATCAGCATATGATGAGTAGTTAGTAAACGCAGAGTACAAAGCCCACACATTCTGACCACGCACTGATGCCTCTTGGTTGTACAAGTTAAGCATCTTCTCTGCAGTCCTGTCAGACTTGAGCAATGACTCAAGCATAGCCTTTACATCACCTACAAACAAAGGCTTGTTAGCCCATCCTTGTAGACGCTCTGACTGTGCATAGAATGACTGCGTAGATTTACGTAGGTCACGAATGAACCTGTCCATGCTGAAGTTGCTGGTGTTCTTACGCCTCACCTTGTCATGCTCACCACGGATCATGCCATTGGTACAGAAGAAATCTATAGCACCAAAGAATGTCTGGTTGGAACAGCTACCATCAATACCATGCAGCGCAATGATACGTTGTGCAATGGTAGTACTGTGCTTGTCTGTCTCAATACGAGCAGTCACGTTAGGCAACGTCATGTCGAGCATAGCCCATGCATTTTGTCGGGCAATGTTCCACTTCATGTTCATCCCCTCACACTCAGCATCACCAAGGTTCTCAGTGATAGTGTCATGCACTCCGTTGAAGAAGTCAGCGTGACTCGCACAGTTAAAGCTATCCCCAACAACACCGATATATTCACCAGTCTCACTATTGATTACGTACTTCTTGTCCTTCACCTTGGTAGGTTCAAACACTGGATCAAAGTCTAGCCTCTCAGGAATCAGAGAGAACTGTGGTAGGTTTTCATAATCAAATGGCATATCTATTCTCCTTTCAGGTTAAATTGAAATTGTAATGTGTCTATTGCATCAGACAGTTCTTGTAAGTCAAAGGCAGACACCATCCTGATACCGCCCATGTCGGGGTATAAGGCAATGTCAAGCACCCTGTCTAACAATTTATTTACGTCAATAACAGCAGCACGTTGATCCATAGACAACTTGGCTATCCTGTTTCTACGTTGGATACGTGCTTTCTCACGCTCACTTTCCCAATAAGCAATACGCTCATCGTCAGTCATGTTCTTTAGTTTCTTGGGCATACTTTATCTCCTTTCATGTAATAATAAAATATATTATTAGTATAGTACCAACCAACTCACCAATTGATACTCCGCTTAAAAATATTAAGTCCATAGTTATACTCCCTTTAATTTAGAATGTCAACTGATGATTATCTTGTATGGTTTATACCACAGAAAAAAATATAGGTCAAGTATTAAAACTTAGTTACAAAGGTAACACCTTCTGTATCTAATTGTTTCATAGCCATGTATTCCTTATGCTTGGCATCTATAACAGCTTGATCGGCTTCCTCAAATACTAAGTCACCAAACTCACGCATGAGCCTACGCTTTTCTTCAGCTACATACAATAGTCTATCATCATTCATGTTCACCCCCATTACCTCTGCCAAGCCCACCAAAATATTGTGGCCTACGCTTGGCTGTTTCAAATACACCTGCCGTAATAAATATACCTGCTATCAGCAAGGCATGTGCTACAGCACTGATACCAAACACAGTGATAGAGCCGACAGACATTCCAAAGATAATACACCACATCCATGCGAGTATCTGCATAACCAGATGCCGTGTATTTGTATCAGGTATGTAGGACAGTGGGTTGTGTTTACTGTCCATGATTAGTTTGTATAGTTTAATCACAGCAATCGTCCTCTTCAAATTTACAACGTGTTGTATAATATGCCATCATCAATGCGGCTACCTCTGGGAAGGATTCCCAATCAACAGGTCTGCCACCTAACTGCATCTCAATCTCTGCGTCAAGTGCTACCAGTATGGCGTTCACTTGTTTCTTTGGTAGTTTAAGTGTTATCATTGTTTGTCTCCTTTCACAATATCTCTTACATCAATACAAAAACACTGCTGTTTAGGATAGTCAAAGCCACGCTCTGTCGCTGCCACATGGCAGGCAGACAGATACTTGTGGCTAGACCATATCTCCAAGTGTATCTCTACTGGTGTCAGCGTACCCATGCAAGCCAACACCACGCCAGCTATCTCATTCATCGGGTATAGCCGAACAATATATTTGTGTGTTATAGTCATCCTCATATTCTTTCCAGTGTATGTCACCAGAATTGCAAGCTATGTCCTCTGCATGGTCAGGTGAATCAGCCTCAACTGTGGCAACACAGACAACAGTATAACTTCGGGTTACTTCGTACTTAGGCATCTTCAATCTCCTCTACATATACTTCGTCATCATAGTCACCATCGTATTCTTTCCAGTGTATATCACCAGAATCACAAGCTATTTCCTCTGCATGGTAATGTGTATCTGCTTCAACTTTAGCAACACAGATAACAGTATAGCTTCGGGTTACTTCATACTTAGGCATTATCATCCTCCTCTTTGAACAATTCATGTGGTATTTTGTCCCACTCCTCACGCCTGATACGCCACTTGTCGTGCTGTATCGGTGTGCAAAAGCGTACCCATTTACGGCCTACCACTACCCATACAAGGCGTGTGCCGCACACTGGATA